CCGCCGTCACACGGTAGATTCCGTGCTCATGGTCGCTCATCTGGGTGGTTCTTTCCTGTTCCTTCAGCTGACTGATGACGCACGGAATGCCTTCTTCTTCGTCTCCGCTGAATGTTTCACCGTCATAGGTGACGGTGCGGAGTTCTCCGAAGGTGTTCACGTCCAGGAAGGTCTTCAGGTTGTCCGATTCAACCATCTCTTTGAAGCCCATCAGGGAATCACTTCCTCGGTTTTCGAGCCTTTCTTGGCCTTGGCCTTTGGCTCTTCCTTTACGGGCTCAGCCTTTTCGGGCTTGCCGCCTACGATTTCCGCAGTACCAGCCTTCACCAGCTCTTCAGCAATGGCGTCATCCACCTCAATGGGAGGATGATCGGGTGTGACCTGGATCACATAGGGGCTCTGCTTCCCGTTGGGGAGCATGGGGCGGTGTCCGTAGGAACCGCTGATGATCTTAATCAGCATGGGGAAACATCTCCTTCCGGTTAATCAACCATGTCCATCGGGGTCAGGTCGGGAAGATCGTCCCCGGGATCCATCTGCGCGGCGGTGATCGCATCGATCATTCCGCTCTTGCTCCTGATCTTTCCGGTTTCGATGCCCATTTCCTGAGCCATCGCCTTCAGCTGGTTGTAAGAGAGGGTATTCAGGTCGATATCCTCTGTTTCTCCCTCAGAGGGCCCTTCCGGCGCGTTTACCCCTGTGGACGGGTTCTCGCCCGGGAAACGGGGCAGAGGGGCCGCAGCGGCGCCCAGAGTGGCAGGACGGGCGGTTTCCACAGCCGCACCGCTCTGCACCAGGCGTTTCCCGAGCTTTTCATCGACTTCAACGACGCATCCGGGGGTGGCAAGGCCATCATTGGTCCGGAATACGGTTTTCGCCTTCACAAACATGTCGTTCGTCTCCTTTCACGCAGCGCTTACGCCACTACGCCGGGAGCGTAGATCCACGGGCTGTAATTCTGCGGAGCAGCCAGAGGACGGCTCTCCAGGATGATTTCGCGCTTCTTCTTCTTCCGGTCCACGAAAATGTCCGGCACGCGCTTCCCGGTGATGGTCTCGACGTCGCCCTCTTCGTCCATGTGGACGATATGGGCATACATCAGATGACCGGCGTTCGGCGCGGTGACCATCATGGAGGTGGCCGGGAAGTAGTTGGTGCGAACCACGCTGCCGCCGGACTTGGTGGTGTACTTCTCGTTGGCAACGATCACGTTCAGATCGTAGCCGTTGAAGTTGATCGTTCCCAGGAAGGTCACGCCGTCATACTGGCTCATAGTCTGGCGGATGCCGCCTTCGGCGACGATGATTCCGCTCTGCCTGTTCACCAGATCACGGAAGTCCTGCATCTTCAGCAGGAAATCGCGCACCTTCCGGCCGATGACCAGGTCAACGGCAGGCAGACCGCGCTCGCTCAGGCTGTCGCACATCGCTTCGATGTCCGCAGCCACATCCGCGAAGGTGGTAGTCGCATCCCACTGGGTGATGGTATAGGCGCCATCATTGCCGTTGCTGGGATCGTAATACTTGATCTGCGCGGTGCGGGTGTGGGTTTCGTCCAGGTGCTCCTGGATGGTGAAGCCGTTGTTGATCATGACATGGGCGCAGAGGAATTCCTCAGTCCGGGAGAAACGGCGCTCCAGCAGGGCCAGGTCATCAGAGACCAGCTTCGCGGCACGCTCTTCTTCCGTGCTCTTGGACAGGATCGCTTCACCGAAGCCGCGCTGCTTCAGCTGGTCCGCGGTCAGGTTGCGGCTCTGGCTGACATACAGCGGGGAGAATTCATGGATCTCATATCCTTCACGCTTGACGTTGATCGGATCAGCGCCCATGACCATGAAGGGAGCCATGTCATTGTCTCCGTCCTTGTATTCCACCAGCACCTTGTCAGCAGCATAGATGTCGCCCTCGCCGGTCGGGAAATACCGGTCACGGAAGAAAGCGGGGACGGGGGAAAGTCCTTCCCACAGACCTGCCATGTAGTAGGTCTCGAGAATGTTCACGAGTACAGACATTGCTTTGTACCTCCCTTACTGAACGTTTTCGGTCTCGGAAGCGCCCAGGAGAATGCCGCGCACACGCAGCGCATCACGGTCAGCTTCCGTCAGAGAAGCTCCGCTGGCCATAATCAGCTCGTCCTCATTGAAATTGCCGGTGATGTACACCAGGGCGGCTTCATCATTGGTCGTGCCGACCGGGACATCCTCAGCCAGGACGCAGTCGGCGGTCAGAGTTTCATTGGTGCCGGCAGTGGTTCCGAAGATTACCAGCTTGCCGTCACCGCCGGTTCCGCTGGACTTGGCCAGCAGAGTGCCGCGAGCCAGCGTTCCGGCAGTCCCCAGCTTCCGCAGGGTTCCGGTTTTGGTCAGCGCCCGGGGATCCAGACCGGCAAACAGATTTTCCGGAGTCACAGCACCGATCTTCTGATTCAGATCACGAGTCATGGTTTCTTACACCTCCTTGGTTTTCTTGCCGTTCAGCTTCTTGGCCATGGCAGCGCCAGCGGCCTTCCTGTCGGCATTGGTTACAACAGGGGTTTCTTCTTCCGCTCCGGGAGCAGCGCCAACGCCGTCAGCTCCGCTTTCCTGATAATCAGTCTGCATCTGATTCAGGAAGCTTCTGCCCTGCCTGGCCATCTCCTGAGCGGCACGGAAAGCCATCTCCTGCGCGGTGCAGGGATTCTCCCCGTACTTCGCGGCCCGGATGGTTTCATCATCGAACACGCCATGCAGCTCGTCGATCTCGGAGCACCGGGCACGTTCGCTGTTGCGTCCGTTTTCCTCGGCTTCCTGAATCGCGGCTGCATTCTCCTGCTCGACGCTCGCCCTGGCTTCGGCAAGCAGCTCCTCGGCCGCTTCCGGATTTTCCTTGCGGAATTCCTCAAGGGTCATGGTTTTACAACCTCCTTTTTTGCCTGAAGCTTCAGGCGTATTATCTCCACCGGCAGCGGATCCCTGTGTGGGCAGGGCTTCCGGAGCGGATTCGACCACTTTCACGGTATCGGGCAGCTTGGCCATGGCGGCTACGCGCATCCGATGCCCATGGACAAACAGCGTCCGTTTGTCCGCGCTGACGGAGATGTCGGAATCCTCCGCGTCTTCGATCAGCTCATCACAGAAGCCCTGTTCCACAGCTTCCCGGCCAGTCATCAGGGTCTCTTCCTGCATCATGGCGCGGATGTCATCAGCTGTTTTCCCGGTCTTCCGGACGTAGATTTCAGCCTGGGAAGCATTGATCTGATCCAGCTGATCAGCAGTTTTCCGCAGACTCGTAGAATTAGCGCTGTCCCATACGAAGGTCCAGCAGTCATGAATCAGCACAAGGCTGGAGGGATTGATGGACACATGATCCGCAGCGCACATAATCAAAGAGCCGCCCGACATGGCAGCTCCGTCGACGATGCAGTCAATGTGCGTCCCTTCCCGGGACAGTTCCCGCAGCCGGTTGTGAATGGCGATGGAGCTGTAAGCATCCCCGCCAAGGCTGTTCAGATGAATCGTCAGGGACGTCTTGCCCTTCAGCGTGTCCAGGTCCTTAATGAACTCGGACAGCGCGATGAACTGCTCATCGTCCTCAGCCCACCAGGGACGGTTTTCCACGATCTGGCCATATAGGGTCAGATCGGCGGTGCTTCCGTCCACTCTCAGCGTGTAGCACGCTCGTTTCAGCACTTCAGGCATTGTTTCCACCTCCGGGCATGTCCGGATCCAGGTCCGGCTCATTGTTGAATTTGTCCGCGTCTGCAGCTGCGTCCGTGCCGGCAGCTTTCAGAGCGGCGTTTTCTTCCTTCAGGCGCTTCACGTTCTCGTTCCAGTCGCCGCCGCCGTACTCTCGCGTGACTTGCTCATGCGTTTTAAATCCATGCGCCACCGCCAGAATGTCGGCTTTGACCTCCTTGGTCGGGTCGAGCTGTCCCTGAACGGGTCCGAGCCATTCAGCCTTGCACCATGCGGCCCGGATGATGGGATCCGTGAAGAATCCAGGAGCGTTGACACGTCCCAGCGCCACGGCTTCGGCCAGCCAGGTCTCATATACCGGCTGACAGAAGCGCTCCACCAGCCATGCCCGGCGCATCCGGAAAGCTTCCCAGGCTTCCATCAGGGCCGCTCTGGACGCGGAATAGCTCGCGTTGAACTCCTTCAGCAGCACGTCATAGGGGATGTTCAGCGCCGCGCCGATTTCTTTGCACAGCACCTTGACGAAGGTGTCAAATCCCGGCGTCGGAATGGACGGGGATCCGAACTTGACGTCCTCATCCTTGCCCAGGTGCAGCACGTTGCCGGGGCCCATCTCGTACTCGTTGCTGTTCTTGGAGATTTCCCGGTCCGGAGGATTGTCCGGATCGTCATCATCCCCGTAGCTCGCTTCGGCCAGTGGGAAATCCGCCGGATTAGTCTCCGTCTTAATCCAGGCCGTAAACCAGCTCTGGATCATGGCCCCGATAACCTCGCTCTGGGTGTACCTGGTGATGTTCAACATCGGCTCAATCACCGGAGCCAGATAGGAAACGCCCCGGTACTGATCGGGACGCTCGGTGTCGATGATGTGCACGTAATTCAGAAGGCCGGTACGTGCGCTGCGCAGCTCCACGCGCTGCCAGGTGATGTCCTTCACGTCTCTCAGCGTCTGGTTCGGATAGATGCTGCAGATATAGATCGCGACGGCCTTGCCGTGCTTATCCACCTCTACGCCGTCATAGATCCGGTTTCCGTTCTTGGCCACACCGTCCGTGCGTCCGCCGCGCGGTACCGCCATCTGGTTGTAAGGCGTACAGACCCGGTCAGCTTCGATCATGTGGATCCGGAGACTGAAAGGATTCATCCGCGACGTCCTGAAGTCGCGCTGGAACAGCCCGAAAATGTCACCGTTCGGAAGCCAGTTGGTCACGGCCAGCTGCTGCAGCCCGGCGAAGGTATTCATGCCGATGGCGTCACAGCTCTCCTTGTTGTCAGCCCACAGCCGCCACTGGCGCTCTGTGTTTTTCTGCCATTCCTTCGCCGCTTCCGGAGACAGCTTCAGCAGATCCCGGTCGATCGTAGAATGCAGGTTCAGCCCGGTACCGACAACCTTGGTTTTCTGGGTCTCTATGGCAGACCTGGCAATCGGGGAAGACATAAACATCAGCCTTCCACGCTGCCGGAGCGGATATTGATTCCAGTTGATGTCTTCGTTCGGACTGGAGGATTTTCCGGTCAGGCCCTTCAAAGACCGCTTTTTGGTGCTTGCGCCGCCCTCGGAATACCCGCTGGCATAGATGCCTTTCAGCCCTGTGTTATAGATCGTTCCGGTGACCGGCGCTTCCATCTGTTTCTTGCCCACGTTTACCACCTCCAATCTTTGCAAAATAAAAGGCACCAGCGGCGAAAGGAGACGAAACTCCGCTGCGGTGCCAATAGATAAGCCGGCGAGCCGGCGCTATCCCGTTACCAGTCCCGGGGGACAATGGCCATGATCTTCCGGGGCTTTCTGCCGCTCAGAAGATCTTCGTACTGATCAACCTTCGCTTCCGCGTCGTTGATCGCTTTCTTCAGTGAGGGAAGATCCAGCTTCGTCAGGCTTCGG